GCGTGGCGGGTGCGTTGGCGTGACTTTGGCGGGCAGGTTCTGGCGTGAAAATAGATTTTTACTTTATAAAATCAATCGGTTATAGTAAATGTGGGATGACGGACTGGGGCAGCCTACCAGAGGAGTGGCGAGGAATACACTAATCAGGGCTTACTCTACCCTTAGCTCGATTCCTTTACGATGCGGCTTTAGCCCATCGGTCTTAGAAGTTCCCACATAGCTTGCGACGTGTTAGGACAGCCCAAAGCGACGCGCGCTAGCTTGCGACGCGCAAGGAGCGACAAGGTTGGGCGCAATAGCATCACTTGTTACCAAAATAAATAAAATGGGTTTTGGTTAATCCCGCTATTTAAAACAATCATAAAAAAAATAAAGCGCGGCAACGTCCGCAAGAGTTCCTTAGCATTGTTTTAAATAGCCACGAATTCGTCTCATGAATTCGTAACCTTCCCTAAAAAAATCTTGTCTCATTGACGGCGTCATGTAACACCGTCAATCTGTCTCATATCTGAGATTAGACTTTCTTTATGATTTCCAGCAAAATCATGCGTTTAGGTGCTAATTTTTACCCTACAAGGGGGTAATTTTTACCCTACAAGCAAGGTTATTCCTAACTTGTTGATTTATTTAAGAACGATTAAAAAGTGTATCAGTAACTTGTTACCATAAAATAGTCACTTGTTACTTTTATTTTGAGATTCTTGAGCGCGGGCTTGTCGAGCGCGTTGTTTGTGAATATACGCAATAATCCCGATCTCAACTTCTTTCTCAAGGCGTTGTCTAATCTCTTTAACTTGTTGATGTACTTCAAGTTCAACTTGTCTTCGAATCTCTTCTCGAATCTTGTCGCTAAGTTCTGCTTGTGGCGGGGGTAAAGGTGTTGGTAATTTTTCGGTAGCTGGGGCTTGATAGATAATAACAGGGTCTTTTTTTCTACTGATTTCAGATATTTTCACAATCAGATAGATGGGTAACATTATGATTACGAGAGTTATTGCAATTATTAGGATCGTAGGCATAGTAGGGTTGATAGCTTTTAATATTGCGATGTTAAGTAAGGTTTCTAGCATGTCGTATTTTTTTAAAAAAGGGCTTGATTTTTTAAAAGTTAGGTGTTTTAATACCGTTTATCGGTACGTTTTTGCGTTAAGTCGTAGGTTGATAGCCCAGTTGTCTGTGTAAAGTAGATTTAATCTTGAGTGATTAGACTGACAAAACGATGACCTTTTAATTAAGGTTTTACGCAAAAAAATATGCAGGTTCGATAAAGTCGAGTTTTCCAGACATTACTTTATCTCCCCTGCATGGTGCCGGTTCAGAACTTCGATCCCACAACCGGCATTAAGAAAATGTTACCAGAAATTGATCTGATTTTCCATTTCTTAAAATGCCAATACCGTCAAGGTGTTGGTCATGTCTGCTAATACTTCAAAACAAAAAGGTTTTAGATTAACGGGTGGCGAAAAGCCTTCTAAGTCGCCAAAGTTGTTTAAAGCTGTTCGTGAGAAGAAAGCCAAAGATGATGTTTATAAACATCCTGTTCTCTCTGCGCCTGTCGCTAAGCCGCTAAAAACTAAGCAGTTAGTTTTAAAAGCTGAAAAACCTTCAAAAGAAAAATCTCTCCGTGAATATCAACCGCATGATTGGCTAACCTCTGGTCAATTAGCTGATTATCTTGGTGTTTCTGAAAAAACTGCAACAGCTCGTTTGCGTCGTGCATTTCAAGCAAATTTTAATGAACTTAAAGGTTTGCGTTTGGGTAAAGGACGATCATCAGATCATGAATTGAATGCAGAGATTCGTCGATTGAATAATGAGGGAGAACAAGAACTTCTGCAGTCTGATTTGGTAGGTGATAAAGGTAACAAGTTACTTTATGTACCACCACCTGGTACGGATTTATCACCTGTCGAGCGTGGTTCTTCGATGGTGGGTGTAACACGGATTAATGCGGATAACGGTTGGGTGGTTCGTTGTGTAGCGCGTTCAAATTCGGGGCATTCATATCATGTTCGTTATGATTCGCTGCATGAAAAGAAAGTAGAGAAAAAAGAAAAGGTTATAGAAATACCAGGTCGAGTTCATGATATATCTCAATATGTACATTTTGACTGGATCAATATTTCGCAACAGCATGATCCTGAAACATTAAACGACGTGGGCGGTGGTCATTTGTACGTTTTTGATCAAAGCGTGGTAGTTGACCGTTTAGATGAATCAACGGTGATTTGTACAGCAAATGATGACATTGAATCGGTCGCTCGTAAGTATTTGAATCATGAAGGATCGTTTGATTCACGTTGTTTCGTGCGTTGCGTGCATGGTCGGGTCGACTTTATGGGTAATCCAGCACGGATCAATCGGCGAGATAATGTATTTGGCTTCGATATGCAAATGTCGATAGCTTTAATAAATCAGGTACTTGCCGAATATGATCTACCTCCTTTCACGGCGGGAAAGAGATTCTCTAAGGTTTATTATCAGGGGAAAATTTCCAATAAGCAGCGTTATATGAAACATTGGGATGGTGCGCATTTTACGAGATTGGATGTCACGTCGAATGTTTCATTTGGGGATTTTGATTCCGCTCGTGCTTTTATTCTGTGGCTTGGTTCGCAAAAGATTGGTCATCAAACGGTAAAAGTATCACCTGATGCCAATACGGTAACATACGGACAAGCAACGTCTTATCTTCAACAAATAGCGTATGTCAAAGCTGTCGAGGTTGCTGCGCATTCAAAGAAACCAGCTAAAGAACTTTCAAAATCTAAATGGGTTGGGAAAGTGTCTTCTTCTTCAAATTTTAGCCCGTCGGTCATTTCAGATGATTCAGTTGATTCGTATGTAGATTTATTGGAACGTGATTTAAGAGATCAAGGTGTAGTGCGTTTTGAACTTCGTGTATTGAGAAAGTTTTTATCAGATTCAGATTACAAGTATTTAGGAAATTATGACCCTTCTTTTTTTTCGGATTTGTTTATGCAGAGGTGGGCACCGGCTATGAGAGATTTTGAGAAACCAGCAATATCAGAATTAGACCCTAAAATTGCGGGGGTTTTAGCGCGTTATTTGGCGGGCGATGATGTTCATCGTGGGGTTTCACGAGCAACGTTTTATCGCTATCGTAAGATAATCAAAGATTTAGGAACGGGTATTGATATAGCTCGCCCGTATGTTGCAGAAACGCATCAATTGCAATCTTTGAAGAATGTTGAAGTTCGTCCTTATCGCGTCCCATCGTTTTATATCGAGGGCTATGAAGGGCAAAAAGTTACAGGTTTAAGAGCAGCTTAAAAGGGATTTTATGAAACAAGATACAACGGTTTTTTTATTGGGCGGGTTTGGTGTTCAGAAACCAGGCGAAAATGCGTTTTTTCAACTTGAAATAATTGATCTTTCTTCGGTCGAGGATTGGGTTGTTGGTTCTCAAAAGGTAACTTATTTTGAACCTGATATGAAGCATTTTAAAAATGGCAATCTTCTAGATGGAAAGCAATTTTTTAACTTGAATATTGCTTCGGGTTTATATCTTTGTGATTTGTTGCAAACGATTAAAAGAGATCGTGCAAGCGGCTTAACTTTAGCACGTCTTTCTTTAAAGAATTTGCGTCCGCATCCGCGTGATGTAAATGCTTGGTTTAACTATTTATTAGATGTAAATGCGCTGGGGAATACGTCCGGCTTAAATGTATCTTTAAATGGTGATGCCAAGGTAAATGGTAACGTTGTTACTGGTATCGCTCCGCCAAAAACAGATCGTATGGCGGAATTAATGAAATGATTTGGATAAATCTTTTCTTTTTGTTTTTATGAGGTGCTTGTGGCTTTTAAATTTAAACCTAAGATATCTAAGGGCTTTATGAAAGCTGGATTAAATCCAGGTAAGTTCTTTTTTACAGGTCTTTTTACTCGTTTTAAATCAGGTAAGTTTAAGGTTTCTCTTCCTAAGGGAACTGAATTTACTAAAATTACTGATGAAAAATCTTAGATTTTTTGTCTCGGTGTTGTTATTAACAACATTGTCTGCGGGCAACGCAGTTGCTCAACTTTATGTCACAAATGATGACTTAGCAAAGCATCATTTATGTTTGAAAAATCCCTACGATTCATACATGACTGGGGATCAAAACACGGCGTTTCCAAATTGTTATACCAATTACGCGGTGATTCATATTCCAACTTACAACGCTGAGATTTCAGGTTCTCAAGCGACTATTAAGCTCGATCCGACATTGGACGTTGAATTAGCTTTATGGGGGTTTGGATTAGGAGCATTCTTTTGGGGAATTGGGCAATTTGGGCAATTAATTCTTTCAGTAATTCGCAAAATCCGTTTATAGGAAAAGGACTTTTTATGAACATGTTATCTCGTATCAAAGCAAAATATTTTGCTTTTGTTTTATCACTATTCGCCTTTTTAACTTCAACTGCAAATGCAGCGGGGATCGATGATGCGCCGACTGCTGCGAGTGGGTTTGTAGCTTGGCTTACTACGTTATCAGCTGAATTTGGTCCTGTTAAAACAGCCGTAGTTACTATTATGGGTGTTATTATCTTGGTATTAGGTATTATCCAATTGGGTGGTTTCGTTGCAGGCGTTATGAAGAAAATGCTTGGTTAATTAGTGGGGATAGGTGGGGGTTTTGCTCTCACCTATTTTTTAAGTATTTTTTAGTAACGAGTGACCAAAATATGCAAACTACATTACAGAATTTTCCAATAGCTGATTTACAAGTTGCTCTTCTTACAATCATTGGGATGATCATTGTTGTAGCGGGTTCTCTCCAATTGGGGGGCGTAGTAAAAGATGTATTAAAAAGAATATTTAAACGGTAACGGGTGATTAAATGGTTTCGTTTTTAATTGGTTGCTTTCTTTTTTGGTGCTTTGTGAGCGGCTTTAATTATGGTCGGCTTTGATTACTTTGCAATGGAATTATTAAAGATAATAGTGGGCTGCGGCTTACTAGTATTAGTGGGTTATTTCTTAGAAAAGAATAATAGAATAATAGCGATAATATTAGGATTATTGAGTTTATTGTATTTCACAGAAGTTTCATTTGCGGAGACGTGTAGTGAGTTGACAAAGCGTTGTGAAGCACAAAAGGCTTGGTACGATGAACGAATTGCTCTACAAAAGAAAAATGGATGGGCTGTACAAACGAATTATGTGCAATGTGATTTACAGACACCTCCTACTCCACCAGGGTCAAAAAGCCGTTATATTGAGTATTTAAATGAATATGGAGGTAAATATTATATTGGGTCGTGTGTTTTAGACCCAGAAAAATGTGCAAGCCCGAAGGTGAAGGTAGGGATGGAAGCAAATGGAGTAGACGAGAAATGTGCTTGTCCGAGTGGCACAAGTTCTATGGATATATCTTATTTTAATTCAGATTATTCAGGTTCTACTGATTATTTGAAAAAAACTCATGGTAAGGTTGGGGTTTGTGGTTCACCTCCTGAAGGAAGTAAGACTCCTGGTAGGACTGATGAACAATGTTGCGTTTCGAATTTGGGTTGCGCCGAAGGCTATAAACTTGATCCGACGGGTTCATTTTTTCCCACATCTCCAATGGTTATTGCATGTGTTCCAGATGTACCATCTTGTCCAGAGGGAACAACTTCGCAGTCAATAACTGGTGGTCGTGCCACTGCTGAAACTCAAAATCGTAATGTAGCGGGTTGTGAAGGTGACAATTGCTGCGTTATGTCCGATTCCCCTTGTGCCGAGGGTTATTTGCCAAATCCAGATAAGCAACCTACTGATCCAGAATATTGTTATAAAGATGGGAATTGTCCAGAAGGTACACAGTCCTATTCAGGTTTTATGGGGAATTCAAACCTTTCTTATTTAGGTAATTTTCCAAGTCCTGCTTATCCAGAATATCAAGGTTTTTGTAATACTACAGGTTGTTGCATGGGTTGCCGCTCGGGCTTTGAAAAATCAAATGATTTTTGTGTAAATAAGACGGGTGAAGAACCACCAAAATTATGTGCTCAAGGTACTGTAATGGGTGCGTACATTTCTACTACTAATTCCTCTTTTGGTTCTGATGCTTACCACACTGCAATGGACTGTGCTTGTCCTCTCAATTCAGTCACTCGTTCCCCAAATGCAGAGAAAGGCGTAATGCTTTCGGGCGGTATGCACATCGGCGGTGATCCAAATGCTACTTATCAAGATGCGGTTTGCGATTATTCAAAAGTTCCCTCTAATGATATGTCTCAAGTTCCTAATTTAGAAGATTATTTTGATGGATCAAAGGGTGCGTGCGCCATGCTTCCCAATGGAGGAATTGATAAAGAAAAATGCTTCAAAATGGATGGGGCTATGAAGGATTGGCTTGCAGATAATGTGGATTGTGGGTCAAAACAAGGGCTTGAGTGTATCTCTCCGAAAATGCAAGAAATGATGTCTAAATGTAAGGTAGTTGCTGGTGTTGTGACTTGTTCGAATTTTCAAGTTGGAGACAATGTTCCTGCAGGTAGTGGTCAAGTTCAGCTTCCAGATTGGGTTGTTGACAGTACGGATAAATTTGGTTTTCCGTTACCTAGTTTTGAAGGTTTTGAAGATGATGGTACTGGCACGGGCTCGGGATCAACACATAAAACATCTTCCTCTTCTACTTCAACGACTTCGACTACAACTTCGACATCTTCAACAGATGCTAAGAAACCAGTCAAAATGTTTGATGACAAGCCTACTACTGGCAGTGGTTCTTCAACTGGGGGATTGGATTATTTTAAAGATGCTTGGAACAGTCCAAAGAATCAAGAGCTTAGAGGAAAAATTGATGAGGTAATGGTTGCCTTTCAACGTCAAAGAATGTTTGAAATTAAAATGTCTGGTGGTGAACCGCCATGTGCAGACTTTTCAAAAGTAGAGCTTCCTTACAATTGGAAACTTGAAAATATATGTCTTCTTGAACCCCCTTATGTTTATTACTTCGATGTACTTCGTGATGTGAATCTTCTCCTTTCGATGCTTCTTCCAGCCATTATCATGCTTAGACAATAAAGTTATTTGTTACTAAATGGAGGTTATATGTGCCTTAAAAAGTTACTTGTTACTATTTTAATATTCTTTTCATTCAATGTTTTAGCAGAAACGCCGACCGTTTCTTTAGCTGATCCTGCTTTAGGGAATAAGCAGTATGTGCCAGAGCCTTCGGTTGGTAGTTCTCCATGGGGAACGGGTTACGATCCTAAGAAAAATACTTGGGCTGTGGGTGAGCCGATTGATGTTTCAAGAATGACCTACGGCGGGAGTTGTGGTTTAGATTACGATTGTCATGTTAAGAGAATCGGCACAATTTTTCATGATGCATTAGTGCAATTATTTGCTTGGTTTATTCAGCTATTTCTTTATTTTAGCTTTATAGCGTTTGAAGCTAGCTATAAATTTTCTATCAACATAATTGAACAATATAATATTGTTCAAAATATGCAGGAGGCATTTTCCTTAATTCCGAGTAAGTATGTTGCGATATTAGTTTATATAGCAATTCCGCAGTTAGTTTCTGCGGGAATAACGGCATTGATTACTGTTTTTTTATTTAGAAGAGTTTTTTCGAGGTTTTAATGCCAATTTATACCTATTGGGGACCGGCTGGGTCTTATAAAACATCAACTGCAATTTTAGACGAATGTATTCCTGCTATTCAGAAAGGTCGTTTAATTGTTACAAATATTAGAGGCTTACAACCAGATAGAGTTTTATCTGTGTTTGGTAATCCAAATAATATTTCTTTAGAGAAAGCCATGAATAACTTTATTCATATTGGTGACATTTCTTTAGAGAGTAGTAGAGAACGACTAAGATATTTTTATGAATGGTTGCCAAAAGGTGCGATGTTGGTTATCGACGAAGGTCAATCAGTTTTTAGAAAAGAAGTTGTTTTGAAGAATTACACGCATAACCAGTATTTGAAGGCGTTTATCGATCAAGATAAATTAGTTCAACAGTGTTTAAAGGATTTTCCTGATAATGTTTGGTTTCGTACTAATATAGAAACTATTAAGCAGAATTTTCTTCAACATATTGGGGATTCTGGGGATATTGAAGAGGAAAGTGATAAATGGATTGAATATGCAAGATCAATTCGTGGTCGTCCTTTAAATCTTTTAGATGCGTTTGATATGCATCGCCATCATGGTTGGGACATTATCTTAACCATGCCACAAATTGCCGATCTTCATCCGCGTGTGCGTGGTCTTCTTGAGGATGCTTTTAGTCATAAGAACTTAGGTAAATTCGGGCTTGGTGGTCGGTACATTCAAAAAGTTCATGATGGTCGAACTAATGCAAATAATCCTTCTGATACCAGAACTCGCAAAATAGATGATCGGGTTTTTTATTTGTATCAATCGACTGCAACGGGTCAATTTTCTGATGTAAAAAAGACTTCGACGGTTGTTCCTTGGCAAGTATATGTTTTAGGTACGATTGTTTTAGGTTTGGTCTTTTATGTAATGTTTTACGGAGATTTTTCACTCTTAAAGGTGGCTGCAACGGGTGATCTTTCTAAACTAGGTGAAAACGCAAGAGAGGAGCAAAAACAAAAAGATGCGAACAAAACTAATCCTGCTTTGGGTGGCAATAGCGGAAGTGGTGTTGGCACTGATGGAAAAAGTAACACGTTACCGCCGTCGCCTTCGCCTCTTCGTCAAGAAGGTAGTCCTCCGTCACCCGTTGATGCGAAAGCTAATAAAACTTCGACAAATCCTTCAATTTCTACTAAGCAAACTCCTAATGCTAGTCGGTTGGCTCTTTCGGAATATGCTCAAGCTCATCGTCAAGCTGCTCCTGCGCTTCGTGGTACTGATAGCGGTATTCGTTTTGTTAGGCTGGCTAACTACGATGTTCCTGAGGCATTAGTTACGCGGTTTTTATATGTTGCGGGGGTTATGTCAGTCGGTTCTGAGTATTTTTATCTTTTTGCATTTGATACGCCGGACGGCTGGAAACTCTTAAAGCAACGTGATTTTGATGTAAGTGGTTTGCTCATTCGTCCAGACGTACGCGGGCGATCTGACATTTACGAAGTTTTAAATGAATCGGGCAAGATTTTGGGAAAAATAACTCGTCCGCCGTATGGTTGGGAAGTGAATGATAAACCACGCCAACAAGGTGGAACCCCTACGGGTATTTTTAACGAAAGTATCAATCAAGGTTTAGGCGGTAAAGCACTTACTAGCCAAGTTTCAAGTCAAGTTTCTCCTGCTCAAAAAGATCAATCTGCATCGCCTCCTACATCTCAAACTGTACCTAATAAACAGTAACTCGTTACTAAATACCCTATTCAAAATAATTTTTTAAAGTTACTTGTTACTTTTTAAATGCTGTGATATTATGCACTTTAAAAGTTACTTGTTACTTTATGGAGGTATTTATGGGTAGAAAGTCTTTAAGTGATAAACCGCTAACGCCGGCAGAAAAACAACGTCGGTATCGTGAGCGTTTAAGATCGCAAGGTAAAAAATTTGTGTCGATTGTTGTTGATGCTTCGCAACCCGATCCTAATCAAACAGATTTGGTGGTTAAAAATGATGATCCTAAAATTCAGTTAATAAAACAGGCGATTGATGCCGCTCGTGATAATCCTAAGTTTTATAAGGTATCAAATAAAGATTTGGTTGCTTTTGTTCAACAACTTGAGGAGATTTTGAAATGAATCGCAAAGAATGGGAATATTACTGGCAAGAAGCTAGAAAACTCAAAGATTTAGATGCGTTGGCATCCGAACTCTTAGATGGGGAAAATGAAGACTTTCATTTTGTTTTGATGGTTTTAACCGACCGATCTATCGTTTCAAAAGATTTGTCTGAAGGTTTATCGAGAAGATACGCACAACGTGACTATAGAAATTATTTGAAAGATTTGGAAGAAGATGACGTATCTTTTTAACTAAACCAACCGCCCCAACAATGGGGCTTTTAAGGAGATTTTGAAATGAATACATTAACAGCAGAAGAAATTTTAGAACTGAGAAAAATCAGAAAAAAAGCAACCGAAGAAACAAAGGAGATAACTAAATCAATAGAAGAACAAGAACCCGACTGGTGGGAAATAATATACCTACTAGAAAAAAATGAAAATCCAAATTTCCCAAACTAACCAACCGCCCCAGCAATGGGGTATTTTTTTGGCTATCTTATAACGTTATAAGTAACGTGTTACCAAATAAAGGGTTTTAAACGTTAAAAATTCCTATATCTCCCGATTCCCCAAAACTAAAACGCATCGAGCTAAGGGTAGAGTAAGCCCTGATTAGTGTATTCCTCGCCACTCCTCTGGTAGGCTGCCCCAGTCCGTCATCCCACATTTTCTATAACCGATTGATTTTATAAAGTCAAAATCTATTTTCATGACAGGTTCTGCAAGCCAACGGCATGACAACAAAGCACCCGACATGACAGCTCAGCAAGCGTCATGACAGGTTATTTCAAAACCGAATTGCAAGGTTATTGCAAAACCGAATTTCAAAACCGAATTGCAAGGTTATTGCAACATTTGGTCAATAAAAAAAACACAAAACAATTCTTTTCATCAAACCCGTTTTTTTTATGAGCTAATGTTGCAATGTTCTTGGAATGAGCTTTTGAAATGAGCTTTTGCAATGTTCTTGGAATGAGCTTTTGAAATGTTCTGGCATAGCTTGCGCTG